GCCTTAAGGGGTTTCTCATTGAGGGCGTCCATATTCTCTGATACCGGATCTTTTGGCTTTTGGTCATCTTCGATGGGTACTAACTTAGCTGCGTTTTTAATCCCCAATACCTCAAGCATCTGCCTGTGAAGCAGTGGGAGGTCGTAAAGCTGGGGGGCGGTTTGTGCTAGTTGAAGGGCTGCTTGATACTGAACTACCTTCTGAGACATCGTTGCCGAATTAGGATCCGATACCGGCGTGACTTCAACCATATCGTAGTCGGATCTCTTTGCACGAGGCGGTCCCTCAAGCGGCTCGTAGTCGTATTCTTCGGGGGTGTAATCACGGATAATATTCTTTAGAAGTTTGAACTCTTGCTTCATGGCGTAATGCACACGGGCTTGAACCGCACTCATTACTTTCAAGGTTCTTTCTAATATTGCTAATGTGGTACCTACTGGGCTTTGAGCGCTCATATCTGATACTTTAAGATCAGCAGCAGAAGCAAAACGCCTTCCTTCTTCAACAATCGTGCCAAGCAGGGTGTACAGAACTTGGCTAGGCTCCTTATATGGGAGCGTCATGATGTTGTCTTTGATGGTGCCCGAAGCTACGTCTACATCTCGGAACTCGGCTGGTGCAATCGGTGTGTCGTCGCCTTTTACCCTAAGCCCTTTAGTTTTAAAGCCACCAGGAAGGTTAGACAAGACACCAGCATCCACAAGCTGACGTAGTATTGATGTTCCCGACTTGGCAAAAGCACCAATGAGATGAATGAGGCCAAAGTTATAAAAGCCAAATCCAGGAATATAGCCATAGTGAACAAAGTGATCCCTCTTTTTCTTTAGTGGGTCATCAGGATGGTAGTTGCGTCGGATGGACAGGACAGTTTCTGTACCTTTTTCGATTGTCACAACGTAAGGCAGTGCAATCCCAGTCTCTTTTCCTTTTTCATCCTTGTCCTCGTAGCCTTCTAGATCAAGGTATGTATGGATTTCTAGGATCTTGTACCGGTCATCCTGAGTTGCTTTGAACCCCATCTGCTCAGCGATCTTCTTTTCAATCTCATCAAGCGTATCAACAGGGTCATCTAGTTCTATGTCACTATAAAAACCCATGACTTGAAGCTTACGTAACTCATTTTTTGTCTTTCGCATGACATGCGTGACACGCTCGGCTGTTTCAAGACTTGATGCACCATAAGGCACCACAATGTCTTCAGCAGGGACAAACAAAGAGACTTGACGCTCAAGATTAGGGTCGAAATAGACTTTCTTAAACGCATTACCCGATAAGCCCAGGCCCCACAACATCCGCTCATGCTCAGGCCGATACTCAATCATGACCTCGGTAAGCTGATAGTTCATATCATCCTTAACCCGTTGAGCCGCCTCAATTTTTTCTGTGGTTTCTTTTCCAAGGATGGATGTTTTGACTGGACCCGCAGCGGGGAACGTCTCCATAATGGTTTCTGACTGGAACTTCACAAGGGCTTCTGACAACAGAGGATGGTAAACGCCACAAGCGCCAGGCCACGGCTCTGTTCTTTCCTCGATCTTTAACCCCAAAAGCTCAAGGCCATCAACGTAGGTCTGCACCCAGTCTTTACGGGAATCTAAATCAGACTGCACCTCACCCAGAAGATCACTAGCAATCTCTGTAAGGACATCATCATCCAGCTTTTCTGCCAGGTTCTCGTTGAACTCGTCGTCCATCTCGGTCTTTTCAAGTTCAATCTCTACATCACCCATGCGGATTTTTACTTCTTCGGGATCTTCAATCTCGATCTCAATAGCAGGTTCCATACCAGCTAAATCTTCTTCTGTTAATCCCATAGGGGCTTGGTTTAGTGCTTTATCAATTGCCATGATTTGTCCTTAGTAGTATCCCGCATACCTGCGGCTTTTAAATTGCTCAATCTCGTCTTCTTCGTCTAAGGCAGTCCTAATATACCCGCCTTTTCTAAAACGCATTAGGGCTAGTGACACCGAGTCAACATAGTCATCGTGTTCTCCAGCAGGGAAACTTGCCACTTCTTCGATAACTTCCTCGGCCCAACGAGTGTTCGGTGCCCATACTCTACCACTAGCAAATAGGTCAGATACAGCGTTGAGCCTAGAGATCTTGTCGTTTCCCCGGCTCGGCGTAAATTCTTGCACAGGTACACCCATGGCACGCATCTCATATATTAGAGGGGCACCGGATGCTTTCTTTTCGATGATTGTCGAGTCGGGTTCCCACTCTCGGTACTGTTCTAGGGCCACTTGTTTTAATTCTGGAAACTCCATGCGCTTACGGAAGGCATTTAACAAGATGATATTGGCCTGCGATCTACCTGTATCGTCGTCTTTATAGAACACACCCCAAGTTGTACAGGCTGAATAGTCAGCACGGTTGGATTTTTCAAACGCCGTATCCCATGCCATCAACGTAAACTCGCACCAAGGCGGGTCATCATCTTCCCAAATCTGCCACCACTCCCTTTTAACGATGGCTGAAGTCTCTGATGTGGGGTTTTGCTGGTACTGAGCCATCCATTTGCCGTTGGGCAGCTCATTTTTTAGTACTTCTAGCTCTTTCTGGGGCCAAAACTCAGGCCACAGGGGTTTTCCAGAGGGTAAAAGTGCAGGAAACTCGATAACTTCCCATTCTTCCCCTGATCTTTGTACGGAACTTTTTAGAATCTGCCCGGTCAAGTCTTTTTTCGACCACCGAGTCATGACTATTACTATGCTTCCCCCTGGCTGGAGTCGCTGTCTTGGCCCTGAGGTGTACCACTCGTAGGTTTTGTCGTAGATTTCGGGGTTGATTTCGGCAAGAGTGGCTTCTTGCTCGGAGTGCGGGTCGTCAATAATAAGGAGGTCAGCACCTTTACCCGTGACAGCACCCCCAACACCGATAGCGAAATACTCTCCACCGCCGTTAGTCGCCCACCTGCCAGCAGCTTTAGAGTCAGCTTGCAAGGCAACTCCTGGAAATATCTCCTTATAGGATTCAGCATCTACTAGGTTCCTTACTTTACGACCAAACCCCACAGCGAGTTCTGCGGTGTGGGAAGTCTGAATAACTTTCTTGTTGGGAAATCTGCCTAAAAACCACGCCGGTAATAAGTATGAGGCAAATTCTGACTTAGTGTGTCGGGGCGGCATATTAATAATTAGGCGTTTTACTTCCCCGTTTGCTACTCTTTCAAACGCTCTTGCCATGCGACGGTGGTGTCTTCCTCCAATAAAGCTAGGCCAGACCCGTGTCACAAACTCCATGAAGTTCTTCTCAGCACCTTCTTTTTTAGCAACGTGTTCGTATTCCGCAAGGGTTTTATAGAGGTCTTGCAGATGAGCCTCTGGGATGTTGTCCAAGTTTTGCAGGATGGCCTGCAACTCGTCTTTATTTAGAGTCTTGGTCATCTTCCTCGGTCTCTTCAGCCTCTTCTTCTACTTCTACTTCTTCATCCGGCATTTCTAATCGTAACTCTTCTTCCAAACCATCACTTAGTGGCTCGACATCAATAATGTCGCTATGCAGCAGCCTGTTAATTTTTTCCCGTATCGCATCTTGCAGCTCATCGGAAGACTTGTGCGTAATGACAAGCTCGGATTTTTCTGTGAAGGCCCCAACGTCTGACATCTTGCCAAGCAGTTCTAGAGCCTTGAGTTCGTGTTTTGGATCACCGCACTGGGATATTTCTAGCAGTCGGTTATGTATGAGGTTGCGGGTTTCAATGGCGTTGGCAACAACCACCCTGCCGTACTCACCTATGTAACTACCGAGCGCAAGGGCAACACCTGGCTGGGTTAATTGTTTTTGTACTTCTGTAGAACTCTTTGTAGGTTTCTTGTGCTTCTCAACATTTTCAAACAACTCCTTCGCTTGCATAGCGTCTTCATCAGTCATCTCGTAAGGCATACCGAGGCCGGAAAGGAGTATCGCAGTATTGGCAGCTAAGTTAGCTTCCTCGTGAAAAGTACTGCTTGTTTCGTCTTTAAATGTTTCAGGCATTGGATGGTCTGAATCTGGAAAAATATTTACTGGCACGGCGTATAGGACCCAAAAAAGCAAGGGGGGTGTTTCTATAGTAGAGAACTATAACATATCTCCAGAAAAATCAAGGGGGTAGGGGGGTAATTGTACATATGTAAAACATTAAGTGGGCTAGTGGTGCATGTATGGAACAAAAATGGGGGTGGGGGGTCAGCAGGGGACCCAAAAAGGCAAGGGGGGTGTTTTGCTTGTGAAAGTTTGCACAGATTCTGTGAAAAACGAAGGGGGGTAGGGGGACCTTGAGATATT